TTAAATATTAGATTGCTACCACTATCATAAACTATTCTACCACCATCTACATCTGAAACATCTCCTAAATCTATATATGCACCACTTCCATCAGCAGAAGTAATTTGCATTATTGCATCTCCAGTAGATTGTAAGTGTAATAATCTGTTTGGTGATTCAGTTCCTATACCGACATATCCATTAGATTTTTGTATAGTCATTACATTGGTAGAAGTTCCATAAGAATACACTTGTAATTTATCAGATGAACCACGATACCTAATTTGCATATCTGAAGTTCCTGAAGTATTAAAATCTAATCCTGGGTCAGTTGAGTTTCCATCTAATCTAATTACAGCTTCTCCATATAAAGTAAGTTGTCTTCCAGGTGATGCAGTTCCTATACCGACTTTATTAGTATCTTTTTGAATAAATAATCCATCAGTACCATCTGCTCTTAAATGTAATGAGTTCCAACCACCTTCATCTACATCAAGTCCATTAATTCTATATTCGTCTGTGCTATGTATTGTACCTTTAATACCAGTTGCAGTATCTCCAAAAGCAACATTACCATTTACTTCTAAAGGTGATGCAGGTGAGTTAGTTCCTATACCGAAATTTCCTGATGAGTCTATTCTCATTCTTTCAGTCAAACTTTGATTGTCTGCACTTGCTGTTGCTACTGAATTAATTGTAAAATTATTTGAAGTGTCTGCAGTTAATACTACACCCTTAACACCTCTTGTTCTAAATGTATTTGCATTTGTTCCTGCTTCACTATATAAAGCCAAAAATGGATAACCTTGTGAAGAATTACAACCCAATGTTGAGCCATATCCACTTTGATTTATATGACCAAAATTAAAAGCATTTCCATTTACTCTTGCATTTATTTTTGCTCCACCTTGTCCTGCTGTGCTACCCATTTGTAAAGTAGATGATATAGTAGAATCGCCAGTTAATGCTAATGTACTTCCATCAAAAGTAAGATTAGCTTCTCCATTTAAAGCATCAGAACTGCTAAATGTTGCTATTCTATTATCTGCACCATTGGCTACTGATGATACTGCACCTGCACTAAATCCTGTATCGTCAAACAAAGAAAGTCTAATTTCATTAATTGCTTTTCGTTTTAATGTACCACTATCTAATATAGCAAGTTCATTTACATCCAATGCATTGTCAGTCATATCTGTTAAATAAGAACCAAACTCACTTGCATCTAAACTAATTGTTGCAGTATAATTTCCACTGGTTGTATTGCTTTGTGATATATCTAATGGATTACTTGCAGTTATATTAACACCAGTCATATCTCCAACATCATAACCAAATGATTCAATTCTATCATTGATAGCTGCAGAAGTCATTACAGTAGTATCATTGTCTGCAAATGCTTCTGCTGATGTTGTTATTGCCGATGCTAGAAAGTCTGCTACTTGGATACTATTTAATTCTGCTAAAGTACCTAACCCTAAATTAATTCTTGCATTGAATGCATTAGATGCACCAGTTCCACCATCTGCTATTGCTAAGTCTGTAATGCCTGTAATACTTCCACCTGTGATACTTACACTACTTGATGCTTGAGTTGCAATCGTTCCTAATCCTAAGTTTGTTCTTGCAGTAGAAGCATTGTTTAAGTCGGATAAATTGCTTGATATTAACAAATTAAGACTTGCACTACCAGTAACATCTCCAGTAACATCTCCAAACAATCTTGCTGCTTGGATTGGTTGATTGACAATAGTTAAATCTCCTGTAGAATCAGGAGTTGCCGATGTTACTCCAAAGACAACTCTATCTGCACTTTCATCCCATCCAATAAATACATTATCTCCAGTGCTACCTCGTTCTATGATTAATCCTGAATCGTTAGCATTTGAACTTGCCCCACGATTTAATCCTATGATATTATCTGATACATCTAAGTTTGTTTGATTTACAGTAGTTGTTGTTCCATTAACTTGTAAATCTCCTGATAAAGTAATATTGACACCATTTGTAGTGCCAGTTAAAGTAGGACTTGCTAAAGTTTTGTTTGTTAAGGTTTCTGTACCTGTAAGAGTTACTTCTCCTGAAGAACTTAAATCAATATTTCCATTAGTATCGTCATAAGTGGTTGTGATGTTTGTATAAGAACCTGTTGTGAACATACTCCCCACAATATCCTGGATAAATTCATTTGCAGTCTTGCTACCAATGTATAATTCAGTAGATACTTTAACTTTGTTACTTGCAATCTGTAAATCTGATGCAGTTCCATCACCATCATACAATGTACGAAGTGTACCATCAATTCCCCCAGTTTCTCCAGTATGAATTAATTGAACATACCCCTGATTTACAGGAGTATTTCCTATATTGGTATTACTACTCAATGTCTAATTCCTTATATAAATCTTTATCTTTCATTCGTTTATGACCTCTACCGATGTCATCAGAAAATATGGCAGGTTTGCCTATAAGTCTTGTCAAAGTTCCATTTCCATCACATTCTTGGATACTTTGGTTGCAATTTACAAATTTTTCATCATTCATGCTTTGTAGTGTTTCAAATTGTTTACCACAACTGCATTTATAATCGTATAATGGCATCTAAATCTCCTTCAAATTAATATTTAATGGTAATATAGGGCTAACCGAAATTAGCCCCATATTTAACCGATTTTCATTAACCCAGATTATGGATTTACGAAGTTTACAACACCTAATGATGTTGAAGATGCTGCATGTGATAATGCTGCACCGAATAGTACATCAGCTACAACAGAAGTTGCCAAGTGGTCAATGTCATAAGCACTTTGAACTCTTGGGGCTAATTGCTGTGCAAAATACACAGAATTTCTGTTAAAGATAGTTGCTGTTTCATCACCAGTACCACCATCGTCATCCCAGTCTACTGAAGGATAACAGCTTAAACCATAAGCTTGGATTACATTACCTGATACTAATGGATTTGCATCATCGCCTCTTTTTTGTGCTTCTGTGAAGTCACCTAAAGAAAGTAATGACATATAAGCAGCAGGTGAACCATATAAGAATGATTCGCCATCTGTGTAGTCAAATCCTGCATCAAGCATTTTTTGTAAACCTTCTCTGATTAAAGCAGTAGTGAAAGTGTTATCAGCAGCTAAAGTAACATCATTACCTGTAGCAGATTGTAGTACATCTACTGCAAGATAGTTTTCTACTTTTTTAGCTAAAGCATAACCCATTGACTTTGCATAAGCATTGAATAGGTCAGCAGATTCTTGAACTCTTACGATGTCCTCGATTCTTTTCGCTTCGTAGTGATGTTGATCCATTGATAATTGAATTACCCCATCTGTGTTAGCAGAATAAGTTACTGCAGTATCTGCACTTTTAGATGCAGCTGTTTCTTCAGCAACTTTAGGGATGTTTAGTATGTCGCCACCACCTGAAACCATAGATGAGAAGTCAGATACTTGATTACGAAGAATGAATTTTCTTTCTGCATAGTCAAGGATAGCATCTCTCCACATTTCAGGAATAAAATTAGCAGCTGTTGTTGTTGTTACATTTGCCATGTTTATATCTCCTTAAAGATAGTTAGTTGTTAGTTTCTATAGCCATCTACTATCTGTTTCCAAAGTTTAGGATTCTTCCTGGCTTCTGTTCTGTCTTTTTCGGACAAATCAGACCATCTTGCATTTTCAGCAAACTTACCAGAAGAAGTAACCTCTTTGGCATCAGATATTTGCACTTTTTTCGTACCCAATCTTTCAATGTGCTTTTCCAACTTAATTGTTGGCAGGTCTGCATAGATTTCTTGATCATCATCTGAAAGTTGGGACAGCAGGTGTTCTCGTCTTTGTTTTTCTTGAATCTGAAATTGTTCTACTACAGGTTTTAACTGTGAGTTTTCTTCCTTCATTTTCTCATACAAAGATTTAAACTCCTCTTTTTCTTCAAGTTGTTTTGTTTCTTGAAGTTTGAGGTTTTCTTTGAGTTCATTTAACTCAGCTTCTGCTGCCTGAGCCCTTGTTCGGTACTTCTTGCTTTCTGCAATTAAGCCACCGACTTCTTCATTATTTATTTCCTGTGTAGGAGTTTCTGCTACTGCTTGTTCTTCTACTATTTTAGTTTCTTCGGACATACTGCCCTCCTTGTTATTTACCTATTTTAATCTTGATAGGTTTGCTTTCATATTTCTTCACATTCCTATCAACAATCTTTTGCAAGAATAATGCAGACTTATCTCTATTCTTTGGACTTAAATCTGCTATGACATACCCTCTATCTTCATTGGCTTGTACAATAGTTCCTCTTTCATATACTAAGGTTGCTCTATCCCTTTTGCCTTCAGGTCTTATTCTTCTTGCTGTTTCACCACTTAATAACATGGTTACTCTATCACTCTTTCTAAACTTTCCTAATGCACCAGTTGCTTTCTTTGCTGCATAATCTTTTGACTTATATTTTTTAATACCATTCTGCATGACACCATTGTTCATGTCTTTAACAATTAATCCTCTTGCATGAGATGCTAATTGACCATAATTGGTCTTAGTAAAGTTTGCTATATCAGATGCTTTCATTATACTGGTACCCATTCATGCCTGCAATTAAATCCACCTCCACCTTCAATGGTTGTATCGGTTTCTGTAGGTATTTGGTCAGCAGTTAATTGTCCTGCTGCTAATCCTGTTTGACATTCATCTCGTGTTACTTCATCATCAGGTCCTACATATTCATACTTTTGTTCAGGAACATCTTGAAATAACTTTGCAGTAGTCGTTCTTGCAAATCGTGCAAAACTATCATTTAATAATGCTACTTGTTGTTTACTGCTTAATGCTTTACCTACTCCATAAGTTTCAGTAAGTCCTGACATAATGTTTGCAGAACTTTGCCCAGTTAATAGTCCTCTAAACATAGCAGTCTTTAATTCGTTAGCATATCGTGTTACTCCTGATGATATAGTAGTTAAATCAAGGATTGCTAATATCTCTATTGCTGTTACTGCAGTTACTGTTTGCTTAGTTCGTTGTGCAGCAGTTAAGACATCAAAGTTCTTAACCACATTCTTATCATACTTACCTTTTACTTTAGCTAACAATGCAGGGAATCCTAACTTGGTTAGGTCATCAACAAAGTCAATCTGTTGGAATGCCTGTGCTAATCCTGCATCATCTAATACGACTAATCCAGCAAGAACTTTCTCAATCTTATTCAGAAGTTTCTTCTGGATTTTTTCCATGTCTTTTTGATAAAAGTCTAAGTCGTCTATCATTGTTGTGCTTTAATAATTTGGTCTATCAATGTTTCTTCTTGTGCTTGTGGTTGTTCAGCATCTATCTGTTCCACAATAGCTTGTATTTCTTCTTCCTTGAAGTCAGGATTCTTTTTTCTTAAATAAGATTGTCTTGTTTCTAAATCATTTTGGAATGCCCAAGAATAGTATTTGATTTCTTCA